ATTTACAACAAACTTAAGTGGATATGTATTGTTGCAATCCCAGCAATCAACGTTTTCTTAACCACGATTTTTGCTTTATACCATATCCCTCATATCGAGATCGTTGTCGGCACTATTTCAGCGGTCGCAACTCTCATCGGTGCATTGATCGGTGTATCTACCAAGGCGTACAACAAACGCCTCGATAACATAGAGGATTAAACTATGAGTTATGGCATAGATATATCAGCATGGCAAAAAGGCTTTAACGTCGCAAATGCGGTGAAAGAGGGCTTTTCGTATTGCATTGTCAAAGCTGGTGGAGCAGACTCGAAGAAACCTTATAAAGACTCACAACTTGAGAACTTTTATGCACAGGCAAAGGCACTCGGAATGAAAACGGGTGCTTATTATTTTGGGTGTGCGTTCTCTACGGCTGATGCGATAAAAGAGGCTAATCTCTTCATACAGTACTTACAGGGTAAAGACATCGTTCATGTGTACTATGACGTCGAGGGTTCAATGCTTAACCAAGGCTATCAGCATCTTACCGAGATCATCGCTACATTTTGTCAGACGATGATTAACAACGGGTATGCTTGCGGTGTCTACACTTCCGAGAGTCATTTCAACTCACGCTTTAACGATAATGCTCTTGTGATGTTCCCTCATTGGGTGGCGAGGTATTCCAGCAGAGCACCCAAGTTAAACAGCATCGCACCTGTCGAGATATGGCAATATGGTGGGTCAATCAACTATCTCCGAGACCCGAAGATTGCGGGGACTACGGTTGACCAAGACCTTATCAACATTGATTGGGCTGACACGCCTGTCATGGAAGTAAAGCCGATTATCATACCCGCACAGGCGAGCAAGAGCGTTGACCAGCTTGCAAACGAGGTTCTTGCGGGTCTTTGGGGCAACGGCATCATAAGAAAGGCGAAACTCTTACAAGCTGGCTATGATTACAACCTCGTTCAGAAAAGGGTTGACGAGATCGTTGCACAGCGTAAAGAGACAGGCAAGGCTTACATCGTGGTTAAGGGAGACACTTTAACCAGCATCGCAAAGAGATACAACACGACCGTTAAAAGGCTCGTAGAGGTCAACGGATTAACGAACCCGAACCTCATACACGTCGGTCAGTATCTCAAGATATCATAGGTCGCTCGGCTATTGTTAGCCTTACGATACACTATCCCCCTCAAGCGTCCCTCACTTTTCGGAGTGGGGGACATTTTTTACTTGAGCAAAAACTTGAGCAAGACACCCACAGGAAACAAGCGGGGGAAAATAAAAAAGCCCGAAAATACGGACTATATGAACTCTAACGGACTCTAACGAACATATTTTAAAGTTCTCGTGTCTCACTTGAAAACCGCATAAATACTCGGTTTCGTGGCTTTGCTTGAGCAAAAACTTGAGCAAAGTTATTTTTTTATATTTTTTTGTTGACAATACTACGCAAGCGGAGTAATATATAGACAAGATAACAACCCGCCCACCATGAAAGGAGATAAATATGAGTAGAGTATGGTACGGTTCATTACAGAACAGACTTGAGGAGAACAAACAGTTTTGCGAAGAAATCAAGGTCGGAACAGGAATGACAAAGTATTCTTGGAGCGATTGCGACGCATACGAAGTGGTTGAGGTCACAGACCAAAAGCACGTCAAGGTTAGAGAGTACGACCACGAACTTGTTGGCGAGGCATTCACAAACGATTGGAAACTCACCAGCAACCCCGATAACCCGATCACCGAACTCGTGAAGAGAGGAAAGTATTGGTACGTCGCAATCACCCTCACCCCCGAACAGGCAAAGGAAATCAGAGACAATCACGATGTAGAGGGTTTGGTTTGGGCTTGTAATTGTGGCTTTATCCTCGACGAGATCATCGAGAGCGGTAAGAGCAAGACCAAGTATCACAGGTGGAACGTCAGCTTTGGAGTAGCACAGTATTATTATGATTACAGTTTCTAAACAGGGTACGGGGGTCGAAAGACCCCCAAGAAAGGAGACCAGCATGAGAGCAGATAGCGAGGCAAAGAGCATAAACTACAAGGAAATGTGTCAAGACCTTGAAAATGGCGAGTATCCCAGCTATACGGCATTCATGGAAGAGGTACGGAACTTGTTAAGACATCGAGACCTCACCAACAGGCATCACACGTTACTGATGAACAAGGCACGAAAGCACTTTAACCTGTCGTGCGATGAAGATTGAAAGGAGACAAGCATGAAACTTGAAACAATCTATATCCCGAAAGAGGCTTACTTTAAACTGACCAACCGATCAAGGGTAGAGCGTGGGTGTAAACCGCTGGGAGACGAAAGCCTTGAAAAGAGTTGGCAGAGAATGCCAGCATTTAGAAAAGACGGCGACTTTATCCGAGTAGACAAGGACAGCCTCGGCGGGGGTGACGGAACATACAACGGCAAGTGGACAAGCTGGGACGTCCCGACGCTTAAGCGAATGGTCGAGGAAATGGGCTACACTTGGAAACAGGGCGAGGAAATCGAGTATTTTCCCGTATACATATAAGGCACAAAATGAGGAGAGTTTCGGCTCTCCTCATTTTTTTAAAAAATTTTCATTTTCCTTATTGACGATACTACGCAAACGTAGTAATATGTACTCAAGTCAAACAGATAACCACTCACCGAAAGGAGATAACTACTATGATGAAACAGGAATTTGAGAAACTTGCTGGTTACGAAGTAAGCACCGAGGACTACAACAAGATCATCGAGCCTATGTATATGGCAACAAGCCTCACGAAAGAGGAGTTCGTCAAGACAATCAACAAGAAGCGTTTCGCACTCAAGCCTCTCAAGAGCATCATCAAGGAGATGAAGCAGAGCGCAAAGGTCATCGAGGCAGAATGTACGGTCGCAACTCCCTACATCGAATGGGGAAAGATTTACAAACTTGTTGAGGAGTACATCGGCAGGAAATACGGAGAGACGGCAACCTACATCACACACGAGAACGAGAAGTTCACCTGCTATTATCCGACGAGCATTGAAATCTACGGCAGAAAAGACTACAAGACAATCGAGACAATCGACCTCATCTGATAACAACACACGGCGCGGGGCGTCAAGCCCCGCAGGAAGGAGAAGAATATGACAAAAAATATATCGGTTCATTTATCCGCATACGAAGCCGAATTTGTGAAATGGCTCGCAAGACGCGACGAAGTATCGGAGCGAACAGAACTCGAAATGCTGTTGTCTCTCCAAATACGAGAGGAAATCGAACTTCACTCGGACGAGTTCAACGCAGAAAGGAGCACACAATGACAAGAGAGGAAGTCATCAAGAAACTCGAGGGAACGCTTGAGGAGATCAAAGACTATGGAGTTCCCGACGGAATGACAGACGAGGCATACTTCGATATGATCATCAGCCTCGAAACAGCAATTGAGCAGGCAATCGAGAACGGTGAGGAATAACACTACACGAAAGGAGCAATATATGATAAAATTCATCAGAGAGTATAAGTTCTACAATTCGACGTTGTTTGACATCATCTATACAGACGGGAAGTATATCACGAGGGTCAGAACGGTGACGGAAAAGGAACTCCCCAAGACAGCGAGGAAATACATTGAGGGAGCAACAAAGAGGGTACAGGAAATCGGGCGAAACGGTCACGGAAGATTAGCAAGCGACGGAAAGACAGAGATCATTTACGAGAGGAGTGACAACAATGGGAATTGAGAATTATATCACACTTAAAGAGTGGGCTGAAAAGAACGGCATCACTCCCGATACCGCAAGACAGAGAGCAAACAGGGGAGCGTTTCAGACGGCAAAGAAAATCGGAAACCTTTGGCTGATAAACAAAGACGAGCAACTCATAGACCACAGAAGAAAAGAGGAGCGATAAGCCCCTCTTTAAAAAAGACAAGACTATCAAAAATATTTGTTGACGGTATAAAAATAATTTGATAGTATGATAAAGAAGTATTAAATAAATTTGATAGAAAGGAGAACGGAATGACGGACGCATCAAAGTTCAGAGAACTCCAAAAGGCGTCGGGACTTGCATTTTATCGGATAGCGGAACTCCTCGGAATTTCCGCACAGACCTTGTACAACAAGGTTGGAAATTACACCGAGTTCACAGCAAGCGAACTTGTAAAACTCCGTGAAATCTTCCCGAACATGACCGATGAAGAGTTCAACGAAACCTTTATGAAGAAAGGGGACAAATGAGTAAGCGGTTAAGAAATATCTATTGCGGAATGTTGAGAAGATGCAACAATCCAAAGGACACAGGTTTTAAGCACTACGGGGTGAAGAAAGTTCCCGAAGAACAGTTCACAGAGTTTTTGAAACGAGGGAGTAATGAAAAATCTTGAAACAATCTTTGCACTTCTTATCGGCATCTTGGTAGGTGTCGCATCTTACGGGTCATATATCTCACACAGACCTATCCAGCCCGAGAAAGTCGTCGAGTACGTCTATATCGAGTCAGAACCCGAGGTAATAACCGAATACGAATACATTTACGTTCCCGTCGAACCCGAAGTGTATTACCCGAATTTGACCTTTGAAGAGTGTGACTTGCTTGAGCAAATAGCATTCACAGAGGCACAGGGAGAGGGCGTTAGAGGCATGGTGCTTGTTATGAACGTCGTACTCAACAGGGTTCATGCAAACGGCTACGGAGACAGCGTGAAAGAGGTCATATTTGCCGAGGGTCAGTTCTACACGGACGGCATGACACCGAACGTCTCTGATGAATGTCACGAGGCATTGGCACTCGTTCTTGAGGGAGCAGACTTCTCACAAGGTGCGTTGTACTTCAACAAGTACGGATATAGACAGGGCAAAGAACCATTGTTCCAATACGGCGAACATTACTTCTCGAAATGAAAGGAGCGAAATGGAGTACTCACGAATAGAAGAAATCAACAAACGCCTTAAGCCCGTAACGCTGGAGCATAAGAACAAAAAGGGCGAGGTCATCAAGAACGACTATAACACCGTTAATCAGAGAATACTTGCTTTCCGCGAACTTTACCCGAACGGGAGCATACAGACCGAGATCATAAGCCACGCTGACGGGGTATGCGTCATCAAGGCAACCGCATCAGACGACGAGGGCAAGATCATCGCAACAGGACACGCTATCGAAGAAAAGACCGCATCTTATCTGAACCAAGTCTCATATATCGAAAACTGTGAGACATCAGCTATCGGGCGTTGCCTCGGAATTATCGGTATCGGTTCGACAACCAGCATCGCAAGCGTTGAAGAAATGGAACAGCAGATGATTGCTGAAGAAAAGAGAAAAGCTGACACCGTTGCTGGCATGAAAGAGGAGTTGATCGACCTTTGGGTCAAAGCTGGCGGGGAGAAAGACGACTCCTTTGACACATGGTTCAAGAAGTACACCGAGAACGGTTTCACGAGTGAGGAGTTCGGACTTATGAAAGCAATACTCCTCAAGAAGATAAACGACACAGCAGAAAAGAAAGGGGCAAAGAAATGAAAACTTGGACTCCCGAAGAGGTTGAACTCTTGAAAGAGAACTACAACAAAGCGTCAAATGAAGAACTTTCAAGACTCATTCCTCAAAAGACGAGGCTGGGTATTTACAAAAAAGCGTACAAACTCGGATTGCGAAAATCACCCGAGATTGAATGGCTGAACAGATCATGCGTCAGAAGAGGCGAAAAAGGGGCGAATTGGAAAGGTGGCGTAAGTACCAGCACAAAGGGGTATCGAATGATACATTGTCACGAACACGAAAGAGCCGACGCAAGGGGCTACGTTATGGAACACATAGTCATTTTTGAGCGGGAAACAGGGATAAAGATACCCACAAACTGTTGTGTTCACCACATTAACGGGAACAAGCAAGATAATCGCATCGAAAACCTTTGCATGATGACGCATTCAGCACACACAGCTTATCACAACAGAGAAAGGGGAAAACATGAATAACATAACCATAATCGGCAGACTCACATCGGACGCAGAGATCACATCGACCACAGGCGGTACAACGGTCGCCAAGTACTCCGTTGCGGTTGACCGCAAACTTGCCAAAGAGGGACAACAGGACGTTGACTTTTTCCCTTGTGTCTCATGGGGCAAACAAGCCGAGTTCGTTGAGAAGTATCTCCACAAGGGAACAAAGGTTGTTATCTCGGGAGCGATGAACCTCGACAGACAGTTTAAGGACGGCAAGACAATCACCTATCCCAAGATAAATGTAAGAGAGATAGAGTTTGCCGAGTCCAAGAGCAAGGAAGAGAACAAGACCGAGAACAAAGGAAACGACTTTCTCAACATTCCCGACGGGCTTGTAGACGAGTTGCCTTTTTCATAAAAGGGGGTTCATATGAGCAGAATATCGAAGTACGAAGAGATCATCTTGCCAATTCTTATCCAGCATGAGGACACGAGAGGGGACGACAAGAAACTTTACTATCATGTCTTGCACAAACTCGGTTTTGACACCAGCGTTCCCCTGTCGATGTTCCTTTTCAATCCGTCATATCCGAATTGGGAGTCAATCACGAGAGTCAGACGCAGATTACAGGAAAAGCACCCCGAACTTATCCCCGAGAACGTGAAGAAACGCAGAGACCTTGCGGAAGATGATTTCCTTGAGTATGTGAGGACTCATACATGATAGGTTCACCCGCTCAATGTATTGCTTACCTCTTTAACCAAAAAGACGGGGATTACGAGGTTAAGAGGTATTACCCCAAGAGGAGCAACCAAGCGAACGCCTACTATTGGAAACTTGTTGAGTTAATCACCGAGGAACGGAGAAAAGACGACCCACAGGCGACCGAGACGGAAACACACAGAGAGTTGTTAGCCGACTACGGAACACGCAAGAGAAATGAACAGGGCGAGTTAATCTTTCACACGTTCATATACGGCAAAGAACCGACAGAGGGTTATTATACCCGACCATTAGCAAACGTGACGCTTACGGGGCAAAATTCGGGCGTAGAGGACGGGTTTATCGTTGCCGAGGTCAAAGGCTCTCACGAATACGACTCAAAGGAAATGAAAGCCCTACTCGACGGAACAATCCAAGAGGCACAAAGCCTCGGCATCGAAACCAAGACACCAGCAGAAATCGAAGAAATGACGAGGTTGTTAGATGAAAAGCATCATACAGAGTGAGGACGAGTGCTATATCTGCCGTTTGATATACAAAATCGGAACGCCAGCGAGTGAAACACATCACGTCTTGCATGGTACAGGCATGAGACAACTTGCCGATGCCGACGGGCTTACCGTGAGACTTTGCAAATATCATCACGACAGACTCCACAGCAAAAATGAATTTGATAAGACTTTGCAGATCATCGGTCAGAAAAAGTACATCGAGAAACTTATGTCCGAGGGAATGACCGAAGAAGATGCAAGAGAGAGGTTTAGAGAGAGATATGGGAAGTACTACGAATGAAATCTATTTCGTCATCGAGGGTGAGACAATCCCGAAAGGGAGACCGAGGTTTTCAAGAGGCAGAACATACACCCCGAAGAGAACCACAGACTACGAGGAACACGTCAGAGAGTCTTACAGGGCAGAATACCCACACCCGACAATGCCTTTCGGTAAAGACGAACCTCTTGAGGTAGTTGCAAACTTTTATTTCGCCATTCCCAAGTCAACACCCAAGAGCAAGATATTGAAATTTCTGACCAACTTAAGACCGACCAAGCGTCCCGACCTTGACAATATTTATAAGGCAATCACGGACGCAATCAACGGGGTTGTATATCCCGATGACTCGCAGATCGTAAGTGCGAAGATAAACAAGTTTTGGAGTGAGACAGCGAAAGCCAAGATCACGATAAGGAGACTACTATGAACAAACTTTTATGGAAAGACGCCAAGATAGACAAGCCCGCTATAAACGATATCGTCATCGTTTGTACCTCTAACAGTTGCGTAGTCCTTGCAAAATGGGACGGCTCAAAGTGGTGGGACATCGACACGGGAGAAGATTTTGGGGGAGCACAGTACTTTGCGGAGTTTACACTCCCTCATGGCTGGAACATATCCGACCATTATTACGAGTAGGGGGTGATTGCATGGTATTAACCGCAAGAATAGAACTCCCCGACAACTCCTCATGGCAAGCGATAGAAGATGCCAAGCTGTCGGCAAAGTGGCACAGGGTAAGGGCAAGAGCCGACATTCTGAAAGACACCGACCTTTGCAACAAGTGCGGTTCGTGCAAGTTCTTTGAACTCACACCTTGCAAACGGAACAAGACATACGGCATCTGTCACAAGGGTTACGTCAGCCCACGATCACGAAGTATTAAAGCGTGTACTCAATACGAGAGGAGTAAGAAATGAACCATGGGATAATCCTACATGAAGAATATCGGGAGAGAATGAAAAAGTTTTCTCCCGAAAGGCTGGGAAACTTGGTTCTTAATATGTTCCGAGTCGATGACGGAGAAGAACCTATCTCTTTCCCCGATGACGAGGCTCTTGATGTATTCTCCGAGGTTGTCTGCTCAAGGCTGGTGAGGGATATACAAATGTCCGAAAAACAGCGTAACAACAGGCTTGGAAAAACCAAAGAAGAACCAAAAAAAACCAAAAAAAACCAAAAAAAACCAAACGATAACCAAAAAGAACCCCTATTACCTATTACCAATAACCAATTACCTATTACCAATAAACCAATTAAAGACATATATGGTGAGGCAAAAAACGTTCTCCTCACGAAAGAGGAATACCAAAAGATAAAGGATAAGGGTTTGACGGACTTAATCGAGGAGTTGTCTTTGTATATGGCATCGAAGAAAAAGACTTACGCCGATCATTACATGACAATCCTTGCATGGGGCAGACGTAGAGAAAAAGAAAACAAGGTTGTCCCGATACCAAACACACAGTTTAACCAATATGACAAACGCACCGATTACGATATGTCTGAATTGGAACGCAAGCTAATCAGAAACTAACGCAACCGCTCCAAGAGCGAACGAAAAACGTTCAGCCGAGGAAATTATCAACCAACAATTAAACCACCCTTAACGGGCAAAATAAGAGGGATAGAGAACAGAAAGAAATGCTAACCATTAAACCGATAAGTCTAAAAGATGCAAACGCTTATGTAATGACGAACCACAGGCATCATGGACGAGTACAAGGACATAAGTTTTCGCTATCTTGCTGGGACGGGGACAAACTCTGTGGGGTTGCAATAGTCGGACACCCGCAAAGCAGACGGATAGACAATAATAACACGCTTGAGGTCTTAAGACTATGCACAGACGGAACATATAACGCTTGTTCAATCCTTTATGCAAGGTGTGCCAAGGTTGGTAAAGATATGGGTTACAAGAAGATCATCACTTATATATTGGAGTCTGAACAAGGAACATCGTTAAAGGCAAGTGGTTGGAAATGCGAGGCAGAGGGCGTGGGCGGTACAACATGGACGGGCAATCGTGAGAAAGACCGCCACCAATACGAGCAACAAACTTTGTTCCAGCAAAAGAAACCGCCAAAGGAATTAAAAAAACGATATGCAAAGGAGTTAAACATATGAGCGATATAGGAATGACACATGAACTTAAGATACTTCCCAACTACTTCAATGACATCATGTTTGGAAATAAGAGTTTTGAGATTCGGAAGAATGACAGGGACTTTCATGATTGGGATAAGCTGATTCTTAAAG